GACTATTTCCACGAGATGAAAACCCAGTGTTATCTTCACCTTTGGCGTTCAAATACAAAGCAATGTTGTTTTGCTTGGCTATTTGTTCAATAGTGTAAGTTTGTTGTTTATTGTTTGTCATTGCTTAGATTTTGTTTTTAATTGTCCGTACCATTCTGAAAATTTCTTGTTCATATTATTTGTTTATTGTTTGTCATTGTTCGTTTATGAATTTAGCGTAATCGTGTGCGTCCTGTTCACTCTCAAAGGTTGCAAGTAACTCACCGGCAAAGTATACACGCCACTTGGTGATGAAGTTGATTGTGGCTTTAATTACGACCGCTTTCATTCTTGATAGCGTTATACTGGTTCTCCCAAGTCCTCGCCTTGTCCTCAAGCTCTTGCTTGGTTTTCTCGTGACTCATTTTTGCCAAGTTCAATTGGTTGGTGGCAGTTTGCAAATCAATGCGATTCTGCCAAAGTTCCCCTTCCAGTTCGGTGTTAATCCGATGTAGACGGTAAATCTCTTCCAAGTAACTTTGTGACTTCTTTTCATCAGCATACACCTTGTACACCAATAGGACGAATGTCAATCCAAATAGTATTGTTGTTGTCATTTTGCTTTTCCTTTGTAGAATTTGTGGTTGAAAATTGCCTGACTGAATTGGTCAAAGTCAGGATTGTACTCGTCCCTCTCAAACTCGTATGGTTTGGCTTCGGGAATTTCTTGCTTCATTGACTTGCGGAATGCGTGGATTCCGTAGCCCACCGCAAATGCGATGGGAGTCAAGATGATTGGGTAGATGATGTCTAATGCCATAGTTCAAACAAACAACTTTTATTTCACAATTACAAATTTATTTTCTGAATCTTTTTGTGAATGAACGATTTATTTTGTGATTGACAAAAATAGTTCTCCAGCGTAGGTCAGTTTCTCGTCAATGATTTCTTGCGAGTCCTCGTCCAAAGTGATGAGCGTTCCTGTGACCTTCTTGCCTTCGGGCATTCGGGGATCGTAGGAAACGAAAATCCCTTCGGTCAACCCGGTTGCAATCATCCCCATCTGCATCTGCCAATAATACTCCGTCCGTTTGCTCTTGAGTTGCTCGTTGTTTTTGATGAAGAAGTTTTGAAGGTGGTTGCCTGAATTAAAAGGACATTTGATTTCAATGAGCTTCTCACCAAGTGCATCGGGAGAGTAACCACCCCAAAGACCATAGGTGATGAAGGTGTATGTCTCCGCTCCGTAGTAGGTATAGAAGTCATCGGTTTGTTGCTGGAAGTAATGGAAAGCTTCTTTCTCGTGTTCCTTGCCCCAATCCAACGCACGACCATAAATCTCCGTGCGGTTGCCTGTGAGATACTCCGCTGCTTTCTCAAACACGAAGGACTTTGCCGTCTCGGAAAGGAACTCCGATTTTGTTTTCGGAGTCCCCATCAGTTTGTGAATTTCGGAAGCGGTGAAGCGTGACCTTCTCAAATCTTGCCAATCCTCCTCCGTCAAAGAAGAGTGAATTGTTGGAAGTTGATGTTTCATTTCTCGCCAATTAATAGTTTTTGGTTCACTGGAGAGACATCATACTTGTTTGTGATGTCGGTCATCAGTCCACCGGTCTTGAGATGCTCCATTGCTTTTGCCCAATTAGGATGCTTGGGAGTGAGTTCTTCTTTCTTTGGAACTTGTCTACCCATTGCCTTCTCACCATCATCGTCATCGTCAATGTTCAGGTTCAAGATAGAACCGAGAGCATAACGCCTTGCGTAAGTGATTGCCGAACCCATCGCTTGTGGATCGTTCTGCTTTGCCACAGGCATCGTGTAGGATGACTCCATCCACTCACCTGATTCGGAGTGTAGGATGATGGTTGTGAGTGCGTCACCATCGGGAAACTGACTGACTGCCAACCCACATTCGCTCAATGGCTTTTGGATGGTTGACAAGATGTTTGCCAATGACGCATACTTTGACTTGAAGAAAGGGTTGTTTGATTCCTTTGCTACCTTGCTCACCGATGCTTGGAATTTTACCAACGCACCAGCAATGTTCTTGATTGATTCTGATTTATTCATAGGAAATTTGTTTTTTGTCCGAGCATAAATAACACTGTGAACTTGTCGGGTTCAAGATAGAAGAACCGCTCCGATTCAATGCCGACCAAATTGGTCTCAACGCATCCACCGAAATACACATCACGCTTCAGCATATACGGCTCAAGTTCTTCAAAGTGATGATTGAGTAAATAGTCATCCACTTGCTTGTCGGTATAGACATACCTATCCCCACCCATTGTGAGAATCCAGCCATTGATTGTTGCCTCAAGCATTGTTCACCTCCTTCAATGCAATCTCAATGACTGACTTGGCTTTGGGAGAAACGATGTTCCCCTCAATCAAATACTTTCTAACCGTTGGGAGAGATACCCCAGCTTTACGAGCAACGGACTGCAATAGCCCTTGTCTGCGTTTCATTTTAATCTCTTCAATTGCTTTCGTGTAATCCATAACGAGAGCAAAAGTAAAGTAAACTTTCTAATTGTGCAAGTATTTTTTTCTTTTTGTGAATTAACTTTTCACTTCCACCGCAAATATCAAGTCACCAAGACGAGCATTCAACTCGTTTACCAACTCCATTTGTAGTGATTCGGTGAAGGCATCTTCCAAGAATGGGTTTGCCTTTGTACCTCTGCGGTGAATCTTTTTTGCAATCGCTTTGGCCAATGAATCGTGAGTCATATTCTGCGGAATAGCAATCGGCTTTGCCCTTATCCATTCTTTGATGGACTGCCACAGGTAGGGTGTTCCCTCAATATGACCATTCCTTGTCGGCTTTCTTCCAAACTCAACAAACTCCCAATAGTCATCTGCAACAAGGATCGTGTTGATGGATGTCGGTGTCTTAATTATCTCACCCGGTTTGAACGATGCCTTCAATCCACCACTCGCATTTATCTTCCGCTCATCCATTGTCCGAGCGATTTGCGGATTTACTTTGTTATTCCACCAATCTCGGATGATTTGCTCAAGCAAGTTGTTGACTGGATTTCCTACATTCTCATCACCAAGAAAGGAGTCAAGCACATCGCCTAATTTGCTTAAATCTATTTCAGCCACGATAGAAGCGTTAAAAAGGTCAAAGTGATACTTACCCCTTGCCAAAGGATTATCTTGCGTGAAATGGCTTTATTTTCGCTCACAAGGGCATTGTTCTTCTCTCGCAGATATGCGTTGTTGATTCGCACCTTGACAATGATGCTATCTTGCTCGGCAATTATGATGGAATCCGATGTCACAATCCTACGAAGAACCGTGACTTGTTCTCTTGCAATCGCACCTTTGACCAAATAGTGGTTGGCTTGTTTGATGGTATTTGTATCAACAAGGACTTGTCCATAACTGGTCAACGGAAGGAGCAGGATTAACAAGAATCTCATCTTACAAAGTAGCGTTTTTCTTCGTTTGTTTTTCCTTCTCGGCAATCAGCTTGTCAAGATACCACTTTGCCTTGTACAAATCTTCAAGTCCGTTTTTGTCCTCACATCTCCAAAGGTACTTAATCACATTTGCGGTGCAGACGGCAATGAGTCCCTTCTTCCTGATGGTTGCTGACTCAATTGCATCAATGCACTCTATATCCCCTTGCTTGTAGTGTGTTGGGTTAATTGCATCCATTGTCTCACAAAGGTATAGTAACTCTCTTCAATCACGATGATGTGTCCACCTGTCATAAATAGTTGCGTATTCTCAAAGAAGGCACAAGCAGCGACAATGTGTTGCTCATTTACAAATCCATCTTCCAAGATTTGCACAATCTCGGGTTCAATCCCAACGGATTCAAGCCACGAGTCGTTCTTTTGTTCCAGTATGATTTGCACTTTCATCATAATGTCTTGTGAGTATAGGCGTGAATCTTGCGTGTGGTTGACTTGTCTCGGAATGGTTTGAGAATTAACCAGCGACCTCCGATTGGTTTTGGACTTGCACCTCTTTCAATGTGCCATCCTTTTGATCCATCTCCGTATTCTTCTTTGTACGCACTTGTCCGAATCATCAAGATGTCCCTCAACATCACCGTGTCGTGTTGAGTTAACTGCTCAACGGTGTAGGTCATCTCATAGTCCTCGTGAACATGCCCCATCCAAATCGCATCAGCTCCCTCTACATTGACGCTCATTCGGTTGTGCTGGATAGTTCCACGAGTAACCGCACCACCGCCACCAAATCCGTGCATATACTTAATCTTGAAAGATTGTGTCGTATTGCCATCGTTGAACTGGATGCGAATCCATCCACCATATCCTCCCACCTGAATATCCGAACCGGTCTTGTAATTTAACAAGGTCACAAAGCGTTCAATGATGTCCGTCTCTTGGCGTTTTAAGATGGCGGTCTCGTGATTGCCATAAGCAACCAATTTAATCAAATGTGCGTAAGGGGTAAACCAATCAACTGCGGTGTTGATGATGGCATCAAAGTAGTTTGCGGAATTGTGTTCAGGACGAATGTCGCTCTTGGATTTTCGTGGATCGTACGCACCTTGCATCAAGCAAAACAAATCTCCGTTGATTAAGATGTCGTGATTCCCTTTGAGTGCTTCATCAAGGTGTTTCTTTAACAACTCCCGGTCACACTTGGGATTGTCCCAATGTAAATCCGAAATGAGAAGCACTTTCGTTTCCTCCCATCTCTTGTCAATTCGCACTACATTGTTTTTTTTCATATGGTGTCCAAGTGGATGTGTAATCCTATCGCCTTTTTCAAGCCCTCTGCTGAAGGTTTGAAGGTGTCAAGGTAGATAGTATCAAATGAGTTGATTCGTTTTATGAGCGTGTCTCTAATTAGTTTCTCTCTTTCCACGATTCTCTCGTGCATCTCTACATTTATCGGTCGTTCAATGCGTATCGGCTTCTCCAAATTAAGGAAAGCAAAAAACACGCTACACAGGAACAACGCAAGTATTAAATAGATAAGGAGTGTTGACTTGGAAGTTGATTGCATATCCTGAAAGAATGTCGGTTTTGGCATCGTAGAAAGGTGAAGCGTTGGAAGTAACTACCAATTCAAAGTCCTCGTCATCTTGGGTGTTGTCATCAATCAAAGCAAATACATCTGCAATGATTTGTGCGGTGTCCGAAAGTACCTCAATGACATTTGATTCACTCTCAAACACACGATCCATCACCAACAATGCAAAGTTGTAGGTCATCAAGTTTCCAGTTGTTGACAAATTAAACCCATCAGGATACAACCAAACAAGCGGATAATACTCAACATTCTCAACCGTGAGATTGGACTGCTGACCAACTCCGAACTTGCCGACCATTTTATGGCTTTCGGCTGCGGTTTGAATCTTTTTGATTATTTGGTTTAGTGTCATTCTTCAGGAATTTGAGAAGCTTTGCCTCG